CAGGCGCAAATGCTTGACGGTCTGCACAACGACGGCAGATTAGACAAAGTTGATTTGCTCGTCGGCGGTGCGATGAAAGACAATTGCGAGCATAATCGCGGTTATGGATATCTCGAACAGATAACCTACATATTCCAAACAAACGGTTGGACCGTGAGCATGCACAACAACCATTCCAAGGTGATGCTTTTCGATACCGATGCCGGAAAGTTTGTTATCGAATCGTCCTCAAATCTTAACGAAAATCCAAAAGTTGAGCAGTTCCGCTTGGAGAAATCAGCGGAACTGTTCGATTTTTATAACTCGTTTTTCTCCACATTGAAAAATAATCTGAAAAGGATAGTCTAAAAAGCTAAAAAAAGCTAATCAACTCACGCGCGCGACAGAATAAAGGCAAAGTGCAAAGTTAGCTTTTTCGGGAGGTGGTGGCGTGAATGATCGCATGCGGCTTTTTGCAGACGAATACATAAAGAGGCATTGCAAACGTGGAGCGGGCAAAGATGCCGCCATTGCAGCAGGCTACAAAGAGCGTTCGGCAGCGGTTACGGCCAGCAAATTGTTAGCACGCGAAGATGTCCAGTCATATATAAACTCTTGCGAAGAGAAGATTGCTGAAGATTTACGAAAAGCGTTTTTGTTTCATGCCGTCGATGCGGCAGAAGCACTTGGCGGTATTTTGACGAAAAAGTATGCTGATGATCGAGACGTGATTGCCGCGGCAAAAGATATTCTTGACAGAGCGGGTTTTGCAACTAATAAACAGGCGGCGACGCCAGCAAAGCAAGGGGATTTGTCAAAGCTTTACGAAGCACTGGAGAGTGACAACAAATGAAAATAACAACATTGTCGCCAAAGCAAAAAGAAATATTTCGCTGGTGTCATCGCGATAATGATAAATATGACGGTATTATATGTGATGGGGCTATTCGCTCCGGAAAAACAATTTGTATGATTGCGTCATTCGTATACTGGTCAATGAGATTTTTCAGCGAAAATACTTTTGCCATTTGCGGAAAAACTGTCCAGTCGGCAGAGAGAAATATAATAATGCCGTTGCTCGGCATGACGGATGTTAAAGCATATTATGATCTAAAATACACGAGATCGGTCAAACTCTTGACGATTACGCGAGAAACAAACGGAGAAAGGCGAGTTAATTATTATTATGTGTTCGGCGGAAAGGATGAAAGCTCGGCGGCACTGATTCAGGGCATGACACTCAGCGGAGTTTTGCTCGATGAGGTTGCCTTGATGCCGCGATCATTTGTGGAGCAGGCACTGGCAAGATGTTCCGTCGCTGGGTCAAAATTTTGGTTTAACTGCAATCCTGACAGTCCAATGCACTGGTTTTATGAAGAATGGGTTTGCAAGGCAGAAAAGCATCGAATCTATCATTTGCATTTTGAGTTGACGGACAACCCGTCGCTATTGCCCGAAATTATTGACCGCTACAAGAGCATGTACACAGGCGTTTTCTACAATCGCTTTATTTTGGGGCAATGGGTTGCCGCCGACGGCATAGTGTATGATGTCGATGTAAAGACTTTAATTGATGATACCGTCCCTAAAAAAGGACGGTATTTTATTTCCATTGACTATGGCACACAAAATCCCTTTTCTGCGGGCCTTTGGTGCCTGCACGGCAAAACTGCGACGCGTATAAAGGAATTTTATTATGACGGCAGAAAGAAGAGCAAGCAAAAGACAGATGAGGAATATTATATTGAAATTGAGCAGCTGGCAAACGGGTATGAGATTGAGAAAATAGTCGTTGACCCGTCGGCAGCGAGCTTTATAGCGTGTATACGCAAGCACGGTAAGTTTTCGGTCAGAAAAGCACGAAATGATGTTATCGACGGAATCCGCGTGACCTCGGAAATGATAAAAAGCGGAGCTGTAAAAATAAATTCAAGTTGCGAAGATATTCTTAGGGAATTCGGCCTATACCGATGGGACGAAAAGTCAACCGTTGACAAGGTTGTAAAAGAATATGACCACGCGATGGACGATATGCGATATTTTTGTTATACGATTCTGCGGCGTGAGCTGCGTTGGATGGGATATAGGGGTGATAAGGATGACAAGGATTAAACGGTGGATATGCGATAAGTATCTGCCCTCTTATGCCCGCGAGAGTGCCGCAGAGGAGATGCGCAGACTCAAGGCAAGGATATTTGACCTTGAAAGTGAAAACGCCCGTCTGAGGGCATATATCGAGGGATTTGAGCGCGGTACGCGGCAGATGCGCAAGATAATCATCAACACGGGGGATAAGAAATGAGTGTAATATCTGCACTGCTTAACTGCAACAAAATATATAACTTTTCCGATGCTTTTGGAGTCAAGGACATAACAACGGCGGAGATGCAAGAGGCTATAAAGCTGTGGCTTACAATGTATTTTGACCACAAGGACAAAGACCTTGACGACTGTCAGAGACTCCCGGTGCTTATAGTCAATAAGCTTGTAAAAACGGCTTTTTCGGAGTATTCCGCGAGTTCGGAAAATACATTTGCGCAGTCGGTGCTTGAGGACATTGAAAAAACGAGGCGAGCGGCGTTTCAGCAGATGTTAATCTCCGGCGAGTGCCTTATAAAGCCCGTGCCGACCGCTGACGGTTTTATATTCGTGCCGATACGGCGTGACTGTTTTGTTCCACTCTCACGCAACGAGCACGGGGAGCTTACGAGCGTGGGCACAGCAGAGCTGACAGTGGAGGGCGGCGACTATTACACATTGCTTGAGCGCAGGACGGCGGGCAATGTGTTGACTATCGAGACGAAACTTTTCCGCTCCGGCGATGCCGGAACTTTAGGAACAGAGGTGCCGCTTGCGTCGCTTGCTAAATACGCAAAATTACAACCTATAATGCAGTTGCCCGTTGCGGGGCTGGGGCTTGCGAGCCTTAGATCGCCGCTCTATAACACGGTTGACGGGTCTTTTGACGGCGTATCAATATACGCTCCTGCCGCTGACCTTATCGCGAGGATAAACCGCAATGAGCAACAGCTGTGCAGCGAGTTTGAACTCGGCAGAGCGCGAATAATGGTATCTGACGACCTTATAAAGCGCGACGGCAACGGCAATAAGCGCATTGTGGATGATGTATTCACACGGTTTGACGGCGACCCGCAGGACTTCGGGCTGACGATATTCTCACCCGCGTTCCGCGAGCAGAGCTATCTTGCAAGAAAAACGGAGTATTTGCGCAACATCGAGAGCCTTATTGGTTTTAAGCGCGGCATTCTGTCGGATGTCGAGTCCGCAGAGCGCACGGCGACGGAGATTACATCCTCTGACGGCGACTATAACCTTACGATTATCGACTTGCAGAGCGCGTGGACGCAGGCGGTCAGAGACTTGCTTGTAATTTGTTCTGCGCTTGGCGAGATTTACCGCGTAAACGGGCATAGCACTATTGACCCGGACGAGGCGGTACTTGACTATGGCGACGGCGTACTTTATAACCGCGACAAGACATGGAATGAGTATGTCGGTATGGTGCAGATGGGCTTGATTAAGCCCGAGATAGCTGTAGCGTGGTATTTTGAGGAGCCGTGCAAGACTCCGGCGGATATCGAAAATATCCGTGCAAAGTATATGCCGGAAATAGAAAGCTTGACGCAAAGCGGTGATGAATAATGCTGTCGCCCGAAAAGATAGACGCGCTGAATGTGCTTGCCGGACAGGTCATTGACCCGGTAACGGACTATTTGCTTGCCGATATAGCCCGCAGGATAGCGCAGGCGGGCGAAATAACATCAACGGCGGGATATCAGATATGGAAAGCGCAGCAGCTCGGCGCGAGTCGAAAAGAAATAAAAAAGCGCGTGGCGGAGCTGTTGAAGCTGTCGAAAAACGAGACGGAGAAGCTTTTTAAACAGTCGGCAAAAGACGGATATCAATTTGATATGTCACATTTGCCGACCGAGTCAATACCGTTTGAAAAAAACGACAGTCTGCAACAGATAGTTTCCGCTGCTGTCGAGCTTGCTAAAGATGATTTTACAAACATCACGCAGACGATAGGCATGATTGACCCATACGGCAATGAATTACCGCTATACAAGGCATACAATGCGTGTTGCGATTACGCTTTTAAGCAAGTGTTTACAGGCGCGACGGATTATAACACGGCAGTGCGGCAGGCTTGTAAAAATCTGTATGATAAAGGGCTTGTCGCGGTTGACTATCAAAGCGGCGCAAGAACATCACTTGAGGCTGCCGTGCGTCGTAATATCATGGGTGGTCTCGGGCTTATGCAAGAGAAAATAAGCGCCGAAGATCATGACAAAATGGGCGCGGACGGCTGGGAGATATCCGCACACGCCGCGAGTGCTCCCGACCATGAGCCGATACAGGGCAAACAGTACAGCGACGCGGAGTATCAAAAGCTTAATGATAGCCTTGTGCGTCGTATCGGTACGCTTAACTGCGGTCATGCCGCTTTCCCGATTATCTTAGGCGTGTCGAAGCCCGTATATGCCGCAGAACAGCTTGAAGATTTTAAGCGCAAAAACGCGGAGGGCATAACCTATGACGGTAAGCATTACACAACATACGAGGCAACGCAAATGCAGCGCCGACTTGAGCGGTCAATCCGCAAGTGCAAGCGCGAGATAACCGTCCGCGAGGCGGCAGGCGATGAGGAAAGGCTCAAACTCGCGCAGGTGCGTTATACCCGATTAAATCAGGAATACGCCCGCTTTTCAAAAGCCGCAGGGCTGAGAACACAGACCGAACGGTTGCGGATTGCCGGATTTGATTATAAGCAGGGCAAGATTGCGGTAAAAGCGGTAGAAAAAGCCTTAATAAGTGTTGAAAAACCAGAAAATAGTGGTATAATAGAAACGAAAAGTCTAACCATTAAAACACCAATTGAACAGCGACATACGGGACGAGGCAATCCTAACGCAATTTTGCAGTTCGGAACATCTCTTAACAACAGGCAAAAGCTGTTGCTGGAACAACTTCCCGAATTCGACAACCGTATAACAGTACCGAAAAAAAGCGTTAAAATGAGTGATTTGACGGCGCTTACGGCGATAACAGGCAATGAATTTGCATTATTTACCAAGGGCAACAGCAGGTTGCTGATTCGTGGCAACACAAAAATGGTCAATATTGGTATTGAAGATGCGAAGATTCTTGCAGCTGAGGGATATAGGTGGAGCGGTCATACCCATCCAGGAACGGAGTTCATTTGTATGCAACCATCGGATGGGGACTATGCAATACTTGAATGTTTCGGTCAAAGTAGTTCGGTGATATACAATTCAAAAGGTGATTTCAGAATTTTTCAGAGAGGAGGCGATTGATGTGCGTAACTTATTTGATGTGCATGAACATGAGATTGAGGACTATTGTTTGAAAAACGGTCTCAATTTTACGAGATTGAAAAGTATGCCTAAATGTTGGGGGAAAAATGACGTTTGGGTACAATATCATAGTGAAAAAAGTGGACTCAACGGGCTTAAAGAGGAAATACCCGCACCGGTCGTCTTGAAAATATGTAAAAAAAACGGAAAACTATCTTTTGAACAAACCGAATATACACGAAAATATTTAACATAAAATTGTAATAATTCAATAATTACAGCGTTTTGCAGTCAAATGCAGGACGCTGTTTTTATATCCCGATATTAATGCCGCCCTGATGGCGGTGTTTTTATACAATTTCGATGCGGACAGATTCCGCAGAAAGGATGAACCAGATGTTTATTTTTTCAAGAAGATTAAAGCTGTTCCCGGAGGGCGAACCCGGCGCAGGTCAGACCGACCCGACACCGAGCACACCGCCCGCGCCTACAACAGGCAAGACTTTTTCCGAAGATTATGTGCACGATCTGAGGAACGAGGCAAAGGGTTACAGAACGCAGAACAAAATCTATGAAGCAGCACTCCGAAAGGCGCTCGGCGTGGCTGATGGCGAGGAGCTGGGCGATATCGATAATCGCATATCTTCGCGCGAGCAGGCACAGCAGACCGCCCTTGCAAATGCCCTTAAACAAGCGAATGACCGTCTTATCGAGGCGGCAATCGGCTCAAAAGAGGGTTATGACAAAAAGCTGCTCTCAAAAATCATCGACCGCTCGAAGCTTAAGGTAAAGGACGACCTTACCATTGACGGACTCGATGATGCAATTAAAGCCGCCGAAGAGGAATTTCCGGCGGTAAAGGTAAACGCCGCGCCGCCTTTTGCGGCAGGCACGGGCACAATGCCCATTGGAAGCAAATACACCCCCGAAGAGGCGGCAATAAGAGCCGCTATGGGACTCAAGATTGACTAAGGAGGTCAAATTTAATGGCAAATAGTATAGCACTTGCAAAACAGTTCGTGGCAATGCTTGACGAGGTTTATAAGGTTGCGTCGCTTACTTCCGACCTTGACGGCGCAGCAGAGCTTGTCAGAGCCGGGGCAAACGCCAACGAGCTTATAATCCCCAAACTCAGCATGAGCGGTCTCGGCGATTACAGCCGTAACAGTGGTTATGTTGACGGTGATGTCACTCTGACCAATGAGACCGTACAGTGCAACTTTGACAGAGGTAGGATGTTTACGGTTGACAACATGGACAATCAGGAGACCGCAAATATCGCCTTCGGCAGACTCGCGGGCGAGTTTATCAGAACAAAGGTCGTCCCCGAGCTTGACGCTTTCCGTTTCGCGAAATACGCAGGCATTACCGGCATATCCAAGGTTGCCGCCGGTGCGACTCTTTCCGATGGCGCGGCAGTAATTACCGCACTCAGAGCCGCAATCACCAAGATGGACGAGGACGAAATCCCCACCGAGCAGAGATATCTTTACATTACTCCTACCCTGCACGGACTTGTACAGGATATGGACACCACCAAGAGCCGCGAGGTACTTACCCGTTTTGCTAAGGTTGTCGATGTCCCGCAGTCGAGATTTTACACCGCGATTGCGCAGAAATCCGGTAAAACCATCACCACCGGTCAGGGCGACGGCGCTTCTACCGTTGACGAGACCGCAGGCGGTTACGCAAAGGCAACGGGCGCAAAGGATATCAACTTTATGGTTATCCACAAGCCCGCCGTTATCCAGTTCCAGAAGCACGTCGCGCCGAAGTTTATTTCGCCCGACCAGAATCAGACCGCCGATGCGTGGAAATATGGCTATCGCAATGTCGGTATCGCCGACGCCTACGAAAACAAGGTTGCAGGTATCTATCTGCACCACAAGGCGTGAGGTGACGCGATATGACGGTAATAGGTCTTATTTTTCCCGAAGAGGAAAAGAAATTCCGCTGCGACATCTGCGGTAAGGAATACAAGGGCGAGACTGCGCTTGAAAAGCATAAAGCGGAGAAGCACGGCAAGGAGTGAGCGAATTGCAGTACGCAGAATATGACTTTTATTTAAACGACTATCTCAAGGGGCGCGAAGCGGCTTTAAACAAGAGCGATTTTGACTTTTACGCGGTCAAAGCCACCAAGGTTATTGAACAGTACACGTTTGGGCGTGTCGAAACAGTGACCGACGATGTCAAAAATTGCTGTTGCGAGCTTGCCGAGAATATGCAGGCAGAGGCAAAAACCTCCGAGCGCAGCGGCGTAACATCCGAAAAAGTCGGTGATTATTCCGTGTCTTACGCGTCGGCAGCGGACGAGCGCACCGAGAGAAGCGCGGAATGTCGTCATATTCTGCGTCTGTGGCTCGGGAACACGGGTTTGCTGTACAGGGGGTAAAGATGTATACCAACGCAAAAGCAACCGTATACCGCCTTTTAAACGGCAAATATGAGAGGTTATATTTGCCCGCCGTCTTTTGGAGTGCGAACACAAGCGCGACGACCGGGAAAACGGGCACGACGGAAAGCGACGCGCTGGCGGTTTATGTCCCGTCCGAGTTGCACCTTACACCGCAAAAAGACCTTATAATCAAGGACTCTGTGTCTCTGACGATTGACAATTCGTCCGATGAGGCGCAGAGCTTGAGCGTTAAAAGGCTTTTTGACGGGTACGATGTCCACACGGTCATGACTTGCAAGGTCTGTGACTATGGCTCGAAGCGTATGCGGCACACCGAACTTACCGTAAAGTAGGTGACACTGTGAGCGTAAAACAACCGAAAGACGAAAAATATGCAGGTGCAATTAATGTCACTTTGCATTGGAATCCGCAGTTTGCGAAAAACGCAAACGAAAAGGCGCACCAAATACAGTGTGTTATAGACAAAGCGGTTATTAAGTACATGACACCGTATATACCGTATCAGTCGGGCTTTTTGGCAACAAAGGCGCTGACTGCGGAAACGGTTATCGGCTCCGGAAAGATACGGCAACTCGGACCGTATGCACATTATCTGTATGCGGGCGAGATTTACGGTCCGAATATCCCGGTAAAGGAAAACGGCGTTATCGTCGGCTGGTGGAGTCCGCCGAGCAAGACTCCGACGGGCAGACCGCTGACCTATGACACGACAAAAAATCCGCTTGCTGGGTCACATTGGTTCGAGCGCATGAAAGCCGACCACGCAGACGACATCCTCAGAGAAGCGCAGGAAGAGGCGGACAAATGAATATAATCGAGACAGTTAAAAAATTACTTTCTCAGTGCCCTAAAATTGACGATTTTTGCAACGGGTTACATGTCGATTTTTCCGAAAATAAGACCGGAGATTTCGGGCTTTACTCTTCGGGCGACACGCTTACCGGGAGCGACATTTTAGGCAACGAGAAAAGAAAACACAGTTTTGTGCTGTACGCCAACGGCAGACCGTTTAACGAGTTTGACCGACTGGCGCACAGTGCTTTTTTATTGGAGCTGACCTATTGGCTTGAAAAGCAAAAGCATATCGCAGTGACTGCTGTTGTTGACGGCAAAGAGCTGCCGGGCGAGATAACAAAAATGAGCTGCGCGAATGCGATGCTTTTTGCAGTGCCAACAGGCAATGTCAATGACGGCGTGACATATCAGCTCCAAATTTACGCCGAATACACCGTGGAAAGTGAGAACTTTTAATGGCTGAAACTACCAATCAGAAAATAGAGCGCAAATATCTTGCGCACTATATCGATGCGTCTTTTAACGGCACTACCGTTAATTATGTCCGACTGGGTAAAGACCTTGAAGAGTATGCGATTGAGCTGAATCCGGACTCGGAGACCAAAAAGAACATACTCGGCGAGAACTCGACCAATGTCAAGGGCTACGAGCCGCAGGGCTCTGTTGACCCTTATTATGCTTATAGTGGCGACCCGCTCTATGAGCACCTTGCGTCTATAATCAACGACCGCGCGACTGGCTCGGCTCTTGAAACAACTGTCGTTGACGCGCTGTTCAAGACCGACGGCTCGTGTGAGTGGGCGTATCGCGAGAACGCTATTATCATTCCGCAGTCGATAGGCGGCGAAGACGGCGTTCAGATTCCCTTTGAAATCCACTACAACGGCGGACGCACAAAGGGAACTTTTGATGCGGCAACAAAAACGTTTACCGCAGATTCGTCCAAGTAATCAAAAAAGGGGGGCTGCTTCGGCAGCCTCTCTCCCTTTTTAGGAGGTAAAACATGGCACAGCAGCGACAGAGTATAAACTTTGACGACGGCTTTAAAAGCTACGAAATTAATGGCGATCCGCAGAGAATTGTCCGTATAGATACCGCCGACTACGGACTTATAGAGCGTCTGCGGAACGCTAAAAACAATATAAACGAAGAAATGAAAAAATACGAGAACGTAAAGATAAAGAGCGACGGTTCCGCAGACCTTGACGATGAGACGGCAGCTGACGGAATCCGCGACCTCGGCAAGTTTATCTGCGGTCAGTTCGACTATATTTTCAACTCCGAGGTGTCCGGCGTTCTGTTCGGCACAGCTTCACCGCTTTCAACTCGCGGCGGCGTTCCGCTTTTCGAGCGCGTTTTCAATGCAGTTCTTCCGATTATAGAAACTGACATAAAATCCGAGCAGAAGAAAGCCGAAGCCCGTATCAAAAAGTACGAAGCCGAAGCCGCGAGGTTTAAAAATAGCTTATGATAGGCTATCTTCCGACCACGCTCGAAGTGGCAGGCAAAGAATATTCTATCTGTTCCGATTATCGCGTTGCGCTTGTCATTTTCGAGGCGTTTGACGACCCGGAACTCAATGAGTATGACAAAATGGCGGTTATGCTGGACTGTTTATATAAAGAGCCGGACTCGATACCGAGAGAAGCTTGCAACGAGGCGATTGAAAAAGCGTCGTGGTTTCTTGATGGCGGTGAGGACTATAAAGAAGTAGGTCAACAGCGACAGAAAAAGGTCATGTCCTGGTCTCAGGACGAAAAGATGATTTTTTCCGCAGTAAACAAGACCGCCGGGCAGGAAGTCCGCGCCGTGCCCTATATGCATTGGTGGACATTTCTCGGCTATTTCGCAGAGATTGGCGAGTGCCTTTTCTCGACAGTCCGTTCTATCCGCGAAAAGAAGAACAGACACAAGAGGCTCGACAAGTGGGAGCAGGAATTTTACAAAGAACACAAAAAGATGATAGACATCGAGCGCAAATACTCGGCACAGGAACAGGCAGAACGTGACGCGCTCAATAAACTTTTAGGATAGCGGGGGGGGTGATTGAATGGTTGACGGCTCTCTCAAATTTGACACAAAATTTGACACGGACGGCGTGAATAAAGCAACGGACATGGTGAATAAATCGGTATCGCGCATGTACCAGCGAGTAAAGCAAGCTTTCAGCGGCAAGGAAGTCGACCAGTCGTCGGCGAAGATGAAACGGTTGCAGAACAATGTCGATGAAGCAAATGCCAAAGTCGAAAAGCAGATAGCCGAAGTCGAAAGACTGCGCACGGAATATGAAAATCTCAAATCTGACGACGGATATATCGAGCCGGAAGCCGCAAAACCGCTGATAGAACAGGCGGAAACGCTCAAAGCGAAAATCGCCGAAGCAAAACAGCAAGTAGCCGAATATGACAAGCAGTGGGAACATGGCGTTACCGGAGCTGACGGCAAATCCGGCGAGTGGGTTGACAAAGTCCACAGCTTGCAGGCGGAATATGACAAAGTTCTTGAAAGAATCGAAAAGATTGAAAGTAAAGCCGAAGCGAAACACCAGACCGACCGTTCCGCTCAGCTTGCCTCGTCCGAAGCGGCTATCGTAGATGCAGAGAAAAAGCTCGGCGGACTCAAAAGTAAAGCCGATATTGCGAAAACAAAGCTCCGGGAAGCTCTGAGCGCCAAAGCACCTGCGGGATTTAAAAAGAGCTTGACTGGAGCTACTGTCGGTCTTGATAAATTTGTCAAGCGTATAGGCGGTCTTGCAAAGCGAGTTTTCATTTTTACGGTCATAACAAAGGCACTCAGAAAGCTTAAAGAGCTGCTCACCTCTATGACCTCGTCGGACAAGCAGATACAGACCTCTCTTGCCAACATAAAAGGTAATCTCTTGACGGCGTTTCAGCCGATATACGAGTTTGCATTGCCTGCGATTAAAGCGTTACTGCACGCGCTCGAACAAGCATCGGCTTTTCTCGCGTCGTTTACCGCCGCGCTTTTCGGCAAATCTGTATCACAGATGCAGAGAAACGCAAAGGCACTTAATAAGCAAGCAACGGCGACAAGCAAGGTCGGCAAGGCGGCGGAAAAAGCTTCTCGAAGCCTTGCGAGTTTCGACGAGCTGAATCAGCTCAGCGATAACAGTTCGGGCAGTGACGCAGGTGCTTCCAGCGCGACTGCACCGTCGTTTGATAACGAGATAGCCGACTTGGACAGCAACATAAAGCGAGTAACATCACAGGCGATGACTCTCGCCGGTGTTGGACTGGTGCTTGTCGGTATCGCAACAGCCTCAATTCCCGCAATCCTTACGGGCGTTGCTTTTATAGCGATGGGCGTAGTGATGCGCGAGGGCACAGGAACGCTTACAAAGCCCGATTGGGTAGATCAAGTTATTACATGGGGCGGAATGATAGTCGGTGTCGCCTTGCTCGTGGCTGGACTTGCTTTAGGCAGTATAAAATTAATTTTAGCAGGTATCACGCTTTACGCCACAGCGGTAGCATACGGCAAGGCAAGCGGAACATTTGAAGCAATGCCGAGCTGGTTAAAACAAGTGGTAACATGGGGCTCGATTGCTCTGGGGACAGCGTTACTTGTAATCGGCATAGCGACCGGAAACATCGCGTTGATAGCTGCCGGAATCTTGGCTTTTAAGTTTGGCACTGATGTCGGACGAGAAAGCGGCGCCTTTTCAGAGCTCCCGAGCTGGTTGCAGACTATAATCAACTGGGGCAAAAAAGCTATGGGCACGGCAATGCTTGTAGTCGGTCTTATAACCATGCAACTGTCGTTGATACAAATCGGCGCGTCAATGCTGGGCATTACGATATCAACAGAGACGGTTTCGGACGCTTTTGCATCGACTTGGAACGCCGTAAAATCACTTGGAACAAGAATCGCAAACTGCGCGTCTGACCTTTGGAATAAAATAACCTCTGGCGCGTCGAGAATGTGGGATTCAATCAAAAACTCAGGTCGTGGCAGACTTAACGGTATTATATCGCTCGTTGAGCGGTGTATTAATACCGTTGTCAATAAAGCAAATAGAATCTCGTGGAATATTCCCGATTGGGTGCCTGGAATAGGCGGCAAGAAGTTCGGCTTCAATCTGCCTACCGTCAGCATACCTCGCCTTGCAACAGGTACAGTTGTCCCGAGAAACTACGGCGAATACACTGCCATACTCGGCGATAACAAGCGCGAGCCCGAAGTTGTTTCGCCTCTATCAACGATGAAGCAGGCGGTTCGCGAGGTCATGAATGAACTCGGCGGGGATAACTCACGCCCGATATCAATTTCAATTTATACCACGCTCGACGGAAAGGTCGTCGGGCAATCGGTAATTGAATACCATAACGGCGTTGTCAGAAGAACTGGCAAAACGCCGCTCGCGGGGGTGAGCGTATGAGTATAGCCGTGATGAAAATCAAAAAAACGGGTACATCGACATGGAAAACACTTCCCACGCCGATGGGCTTGAAACCCGGAATAAATATCATCGACAGCAGCAAAAGCGGGCGTGACAACAACACGGGAACAATGTTCCGCGATATCGTGACGGGAAAGAACAAATACACCGCCACGATGCCGAGCGGATTGAACAACACGCAGTATGCAGAAATCGCGGACATTATCCTTGCCGACAGTTTCGACTGTTGGTTGCCGAACCCGAAAACGGGCACATTCGGCACAAAGACATTCTACTGCTCGACGCTCGAAGCAGATATAGAGCGAATATATAGCGAGACTCTTTGGACTTATAAAGAGGTCAGCTTCAATTTGACCGAGATGTAAGGGGGCACGGGCAGTGTATAAGATAATCAACGCGACAAAACGCGCAGCGGTAAGAACTGCTTATGCCAAGCGGACTCGTCACATAATCAACCGGATAACATTCGGACATTATGTGACGGCTCTCGGGATTCGCTCTTTTGTCTCGGATAAGGTCGTCGTAACGGACGGCTTACTGAGCTTGAGCGTGACACAGGTTCTCAACGGAGACGAGGACGCAACGGTCGGAAGTGTGGGCTCAAGCTCCTATTCCGCAACTTTTAATAATCCGTCACCCACCTATAACTACCGCGACAAGATAGCATTTATCGAAAGTGGTGTGCTCCTGGCGGACGGAACATATTATTATACGCCTTGCGGATATTTTGCGACGGAGAAGCCGGAGACGGACGACGACGGAAAGACCTTGACCGTCACCGGCTATGATGAGATAGACAAACTCGGCGGCAAGTGGACACCGTCTATCACCGTGACGGACACCACGACACTGAAAGATGTCGTCGAGAATATCGCGAGTATGCACGGCTTGAGCGTTACATATGTCGATACGGCGGCACAGACTGCCTTGAAAAATCATGTTATCGGTGTTGCAACAGCCGCAGAACTGACAGAGCAGAGCGAGCGAGATGTGCTCGGCTACTGCGTCGGATGCGCGGGAATGTCTGCGCGAGTAAACACGGTCGGAAAGCTTTATATCTCGTGGTTTTTTAGTCCGGGCAGTACCTATGACTACACCGTGACGGCAGATGTCCAGTGGGAAAACGGTTTTAAAAAGTCCGCAGAGAGCGCGGTCAAAATAGAAGCGGTTACAGCGGGCGAGGACGAAGATGTCTATACGAAAGGCGCAGGAGTTCCACTGTCTTTTGCAAATCCGCTTGTTACCCATGCCGAGATAGACGCGATATATGCACGGTATAACGGGCGTACATGGTATCCGTCAACTTGTACATGGCGCGGAGACCCGTGTGTGGAGGTCGGAGATATTATCACCGTTAAAGACAAAAACAACAAGTCATATACCGTCTATGTAGCACAGCAGGAGTTAGACCTCTCCGGCGGCTTGCAGTCCACAATCACATCTCCCAATCTCGACACAACGGAGATGTCTTTCGACTCTGTCAGCGCGTCCGTAAAGCTTGAACTCAGCAAGGTTAAAAACTCGATGGAAGCGGCAATAAAAGCCGCTACAGACGCTATAAACGGGGCAAACGGCGGATATTACCGCATTCTCGACCTCGACAAGGACGGAAACCCGGACGGATGGGAATGTTTCGCGACAGACGGCTTGAGGGGCGTTAAATGCACCTACGGCGGTATAGGTTGCACCACAGACGGCGGCAAGACCTACACCAACGCCATGACCGGAGCGGGCATAAACGCAACGGCTATAACGACGGGTATCATCACCGGCGGCACAAACGGATTTTCCTTTAACCTCGAATCCGGTCACATCGAAGCTTCCGACATCAACATCACAGGCGGCGATATAAACCTTGACGGCG